ATTTATTTACAACAAAGAAAATGTTTATAGAATTTGCAGACGCAACAAAAAAAGACGAAAAACTTCCAAAGAAGAGAAGATACGAGAACCGTATTAAGTTTTGTAGAGACCATATGGAGTTGAAAGAACAACATCCAGAATATTATGATGGCCTAGACATTAACTTTAAAAACCTATTAGAGGCGTGGTCAGCCCCTAATCCTAGAGACCATTTTTATATGAAAGTATTTGGTAAAACATTTGCTGAAAAAATGGCTGAGACCGAAATAGAAACAATGGAAACGGAGAGTGTATAGTGATGAAAGTCAAAGATATAATAAGTGTATCAATCGTTGCTTTAGTGTTCATGCTAATTACTGGTATTGCAAAAGCAAATCCAGTTTCAAATTGGTTGTTAGAACAGAAAACTAAAACAGTTGAATACCAAAAGAAAAGTTGGGAAGATGGTAAAGTGCAATTAGCAAATACCAAGAAATCTATTGCTGACTTATTCAAAAAGGTAACAGGTAATGCTACACAAGATTAGTCAGTTTTGCGACAAAATTGATAGCATAAAAAAAACTTCAGATGTGCTTCGGGAAGTTAAGTATAATACCCCGAAGACACCTGAGCGTGATTACAAAGTGAAACATTTAATTGAAACTATACAAGCAGATTGTTTATTAGTAGCTAAGGATACAAATGAATATGGCAAAGAAGAAAAGTAAAAAAGAATTAGTTGGTTATTATTATGATGGAAAAAACTCATATGAATTATTTAAAGATGAAAGTGGTAAAGAAACACATAAGAAAGTTAATTATGACTATTCTGGTATTAACCATGACGACAAGTTGTGCAATAACAAACAAAAAGGGAGAAGATGAGAAGAAATTTAATCCAATCGGTACTATTATTAGGACTATCATTGGTGTTCCTGACCAATTGCAGCTCGGTAAATAGGTCGCATATAGGCGCCGTATCGGGAAGTGCGTCAAGTGTTGCAGGTTGTGTAGCAATAGGTGTTAATGACCCATATGTTACCGGTGCATGTGCCGTTGTTGGTGCTTTTGCAGGTGCTGAATTGATGTACAATTCCGATTATGATGTACACAATGCTGTATTTGTAGACCATTTGAATACAAGTCCAGGAGATTCTAGTTATACAAATTGGTATAATCAGAAAACAGGTAACTCTGGTATAATTCATATAACAAAATCATACCTTGAGGGGCCATTTAAATGTAAAGATTATGACGCAACAATAGATATTACCAATAGTTGGCCGTTGTTGGGTATTGGAGGCGTTAATAGAGAAGTAGTATTTGGTACGGCATGTCAACTACCAGATGGAAGATGGATAGAGAAACCTAATGGATAATAGAACAAAAATAGAACAACTAGAGATTGAAGTCAAGGAAAAGCAAGAGGAACTTGAATATTCAACGAATCAAGCCACCATTGACAATTTAGAAGAAGACATATATAATACCAAGCAGAGTATTAAAGAATTGAAGAGTCGTGATGGATCCAAATAATAGAATGAGAAATTATCTCACATGGACACTTGTATTAATAGCAGTATTATTAATATCAAGTATTGCTGTCGCAGGTGAGAAAGTATTACACACAAAAATAAAGACAATTGAACCAGATGAAGTTAATGGTCAGTATTGTTATGTTAAAATTGAGATTATACAAGAAGGCGATAATATTACAAAAAGAGAAATTTTGGAGTGTGCTGATGGTAAGAAAGGCATTGATACCCCAGGTTATTGGGATTTATTTGCTCAATTTTACTATCGGGATATTAACACTCCTGAATACTGCCGTTATTACAGCAGGAACAAACATATGTTCAAGACACCAGGCAAAGTTTGTTTAACAAAAGATGGTGAATGGGAGGTTAATTAGATGATTAGAAATCTAGTTATTTTAGCTCTCGTACTAGTTATTGTATATGAGGTATCAAGTGAGGACGCATTAGGATATGTACAATCCACGCTTGACTTTTTACAAGATTTAGTTTATAGTATGAAGGAGAGTGATAAAATATGATGAAAAATAAACTGAAAATGATAGGTGCCATATTGGCCATTGCTGGATTATCAGCGTGTTCAAGTATGAACAGTACCTATAAAATTAAATCCGAAAAAGGTGATGTTGTAAACAAAGTGCCTGCTTGGTATATGGCTGATTTTTCTGAAACTAAAGCTTGCGATATAAAAAGATTTGGTAAAGAAAAAGAAAAGCAATGTATATTTGGCGTGGCAACTGCCGTTTCTCCTGACCTTCAATTAGCAATTGAAAAAGGTAAAATGTTGGCTAAATCAGAATTAGCAGACATTATCAGAGGTGAAATGAATAAAGAATCTAAGCAGTTTATAACTGAACTTGGTAAAACAGAAGTAAAAACTGTGGTTACAGAGGTTGAAACAGTATTGGTAAATATTATATCAGATACGCCTGTAAGGGGTTATGAGATATTTGCTCAAGATGTTACCTTAACTAAACATGGTTATTACAGAGTTTGGGTTGGATTAAGATTGCCATTAGGTGAGTACAATAAGATGTTTAATTACACTATTGAACAAGCTGTTGACGCATATAACTTAAATGAGGCGTCTAAAAAGGCATGGGAAGACCTAAAAAATAACAAGTCAGATGACTCGTAAGGATTATGACGATAATAGTTTATAGCAAAAACAATTGCGTCTATTGTACCAAGGCCAAAGCTTTAATAAAAAAAGTTGGCCTTGATTACGAAGAGAAGAAGTTAGAAGAATTTGAAAGTCCACAGGCAATGATAAAAGACATTGGTAAAAATGTTAGAACTATGCCTCAAATTAAAATAAATGGTGATTTAATTGGTGGCTATAACCAGTTGGTAGAATACTTTGCTGATAAAGGTAAAGTTAATTACAAGGGAGAGATTATAAGTGAATGATGATAAAAAAGATAACATTATATTGTTTCCACTTAATAAAATCAAACATAAAGATACTGCTGGAAAACCTAAACATGATGAAAAATTACATCAAAAAATTGTTGAGGAACAAACTAAAGAATTCGTAGAGGGCAATGTTGATGATATTGCTTATACATTATTAGATAAATTTGTGAATATGGGTATTAGAACTAATAAGTTTACATTTACAGGCGATTTAGCCTTGGTTATTGATTGTATAAGAGGCCTTATTTACAGAGATTTTAATAAACCACATCCAGCACAAATGTTATCAGATAAAATGGTAAAACTTAATGTGCAAGGTAAGAATAAAACTGCTCAATTAAATTATAATGTATTTTTAAATACTAAACACAAAGTACATAAACCTATTTCAAAAGAAGTATCAGATGAAATAAAAGATTTGGCAGATATGGGTGATGTACAATTTTCGCCAGATTTTAATTTAGATGACCCGAATGGAAATGGTAAGAAGTAGTATAATGATATTATTGGTTGCTTTGTTGATAGGTTGTGTTAAAGGACCTAAAACAGAATTAAAAGCAATGGACAAATTTTGGAAAACTTTAGGAAGTGGCGACACTTCAGACTTGAAGAAAGATTAATGAATTCGCTTGACAAACTATTAAAATACGCTTTGCCAAGCAATTGTAGGAGTACATTAAACTCAAAGAAAGGAAAAGTAAACACATATGTTTAATTTTTTTAACACAAATAAAGAAGGAGATGAAGTTATGGCAAATGCTAAACTATCTAAAACAGCAAAAGTGAGAAATCTTTTTGCTAAAGGTTCTGATGTTTCTTGGAAACAATTAAGAAACACTTACGACCTTAAATCACCAGCTGCAATGGTTGGTAAATTAAGAAACGAAGGAATGATGATTTATGAAAATCGTGGTTCTAAAGGCGTTTCATACAGAGTTGGTACACCATCAAAAGCTATTATAGCTGCTGGTATCAATGCTGTATTCGGTAAGCAAGTAGCTTACTCAGCATAATTAAATGCGAGGGAAGGGCGGCTTCATGTCGCCCTTTTCAATTTAGGTTAACCAAAAGGTTTTTATGACAGATTCAGATGACAAGCAAAGAGGTTTAGACGCAACAATGGAGAACGAAGGCACTAGAGATTTTTCTCCTATGGTACAGATTTCAATAAAAGAATACGACAAATTAAAAGAACACCAAAAATTTATTACTGACCCTAGTTTAATATCTATTATAGATAAACTGGAAGAATTAGTAAGAGCATTGAGAAAACATATTGTCAGAACAGACATATAAAAGTATGACCGAGAATTTGTGGTTTGGTACTTTGATTAAAGAAGTGGATATTGATGTCAATATACCACCTTTAATTGATTATGCTTATCAACAAAAGAAAAACGGAGTTAAATCACTTGAAAACTCAACTGCTAATGCATGGCAGAGTCCAGATTTAAAAGATACACCGGTATTAGATGAGTTTAAAGAGGTTGCATTTAAAGAGATTGATAAGTGGCATAAAATATTTAAATTACAAGACAATCAAGAACATTTAATATCAAATATATGGTTTAATATTAATCCTAAAGGTGGTTTCAATACACCACACAATCATCCAGGTGCTATATTTTCAGGCGTGTTTTATCTACAATGTAATAAAGAGTCCGGCGACTTATGTTTTACACATCCAGGCATTAATCAAAATTACCATTTTAATGGACATACAGTAAAAGAATATAATAATTTGAATTCAGGTGGTTATACTATACCACCTAGAGCTGGTTTATTAGTGATGTTTCCGTCATATCAATATCATTATGTAAAACCAAATTTAACAGACCAAGATAGAATAGTAATAGCATTTAATACTATTATGGTTGATAGAGAAAAATATGATAGGTGGAACAATGCTTAAAGAGTCTGGTCATTTTTCAGTACCTATGTTTACAGATGAATATAAAGGCATGTCCAAAACATTGGATATTAGAAATACAAAATTTTATAAACCTGATGGTGGCCAAACAATAGATTTACAGAAAGAAGATTATTTTAAAACTTTAGAAGTATCAATTAAACAATCAGTTTTAAAAATAGCAATTGAATATTTTAAAGTTAAACCAGGTTATACTGTAGATGTTGTATCTATGTGGTTAAACTCTATTACAAAAAACCATACACCTCATAATCATCAAAATGTTTTTATGAGTGGTGTTTTATTTTTAGAATATGGAGCACCTTTAAAATTATTAAGACCTTACTCATTACCATTTTTACCAATTGTTAGTGAATATAATGAGTACAACACAACATTATTACAACATACACCATACGAGGATAGTGTAGTGTTTTTTCCGTCTTATCTGTATCATTTTGTAGATATAGATAGAGTAGAAAAACCA